GGCAACCCAGTTGGCTACTTTGGTTATGCCTTTAAAGTTGTCGCCAGTTTGTTTGTTGATGCTGGGTTTGTCGGCCAAGTACCATTTAACCTCGTGCCCAGCTTGCGCGCAACGCCAAGCAAAGCTAAGGCCGACGCCGTCACTATCGATGATTAAAACTTTGCTCATGCTGTTGCTTCCTGTCGTTGCAGGGCCATTTTACGCTGTAACTTAGAAGGCGGCGCTGTGGGCGCGTATTCCTCGTTGGAGTAAGCGTCCTCGCCGTCGGCAGCGCTGGTCTGCATGGGTTTTGCGGGTGTGGGGGCGGTGGCAGGCGCAGGCATGCGCTGGGGTAGCAAGGTTTTGTCGGCACGGCGCTGCACAACGGTTTCGTTAGGCAATAAACTTTGCACGTTTTCTATGTAGGCGTTAACCTCTTCGCGGTCGTCGGGGGCCAAGTCTTTAGCTTTGGTAGCCAAAGCACTTAGCGCGCTGGGCAGTTGGCTTGGCACACGGGTGCTGGTTTGGGCAAGCCACTTCATAAAGGTGGGGTTCTGCACCATGCGGCCCGTTAAAAACCCTGCGCCAGCGCCGCCCATAAGCACAGCAGCAAGTCCACTGCGGTGGGTAAGGTAGGCAAGCGCGGCAAGCCCGCCTTCAGCGCCGTGGCCGGTGGCGTAGTTGCGGAGATCGTTTAGGGTGACGCCCTCTTTCTCTACGTTGGCGGCTACGCTTGCCATGCGGTCTATACTGGTGCGTAGGTTGCTGCCCTCTTTGCCAAACAGGGCGGTAACGGCGTCGGGGTGCATTTTGTTCCAGTTGGTAAACAATTGCCCAGCGTCAAAACCGGCTTGGCCTTTGCGGCCAAGTTCGCGCAGTACAACGCCTTTAATAGCGTCGGCTTGTATGGGGTCTAAAGTGCCAAGCACGGCTTTAATGCGTTCGCCGCTGTCGGCGGTGCCACGGGTGGCTTCGTCAAGCATTTGGCTTTTCAGTTTGCTGTTCAGTATGGGTTGCAGGTGCGTTTCCATAAGGTCGTGCCCAGCGGCGGTAAACGCGTTGGCGTCTTTAAGCGCTTTAACGGCACGCGGGCCACGGGCGGCGGCGGCGGCTTCCATGTCGCGGCTCAGAGCGGCGTACACGGCTTTGACGTCGCCAATTTTAATGCTAGGGTCAATAACGCTTTTGTCAATCATCTCGCCAAGGCGGCTGCGCAGCGCTTTAATCTCTTCGTAGGGGAGTTTGCGGGCTTTGCCAGCGTCGTCAAGCAGGCTGTAGTACGCTTGCTGTAGGTTTCGGTCAATAAACTGGGCGCTGGTGGCCGGTGCGCCAGCACGGGGGGTGGCTACGTCCCTAAGTGCGGCAAGGGTGTTGTCAAGTTTGGCGGCAGTGTCGGGGGGTAGGTAGCGGTCAACCTTGGCGTAAAGCTTTTCTTGCCCTTCTTTAAACTTGCCCATCCAGCCGCCCTCGTACGCGCCTTGTGCGTTTTTGGTGCCGCGTATGCCTTCAAACAGCACTTTGCCAGCGTCTTCAGGGGTTTTGGCGGTGCTTATGCGGTCGGCAACGTCTTCAAATTTGGTGGCAAGTTGGCCGCGTTGCTCTTCAAGCGTACCGGCAAACGCGCCACTGCCTTTGGTGGTGCCGCCCTCGCTCACTTGGCCTAGCGTGGGGGCTGCTACGCCAGCACGGCGGTATTCGGCAATGTTTTCGGCCATTTTGCCAGCGGCTTCTTCACCGCCGCGCATGGCGTACTTAAAGCCCTCAACCGCGCCTTTTGCGCCTAACGGTATGGCAGCGCCAAGCCCAATTTGTTTGGCTTTTTGGCTGGCAAAGCTTTCTTCGCTGGTGTCGGTAACCGGCTGTACGGCGGCCTGTCCTACGCCGCTTAGCACATTGGCGGCAAGGGTATCGCCGCCGGTAAGTAGGGCGGGGCCCACTGCGCCCAGCACACGCCCTAAGCCGCTACCCTTGGGGGTGCGCTTTTGGTATTCAACCTCGCGCTGGCGCACTTCTTCATCGGCTTTAATGCTGCTGCCTTTGGGGGCTAGGCCAATGGCCTCGGCACCACGGGTGGCAAGCTGCTTGCCGCCGTAGTAGATGTCGCCAAGGCTTTGTTTAACGCCTTCAAGCTCTTGGCTTAGTTGCTCGCCGCCCTCTTCAACTTGGGGCATAAGCTGTTGTTTTAGCGTAGGTGCTTTAGCAGCAGGGGTTGCCTGTGCGCCGTACTTAGCTTTAAGGGCTGCAAGCGTGGGGTCTGCTGCGGCAGCAGGGGTGGTGGGTGCTGCGGTATGCGCGGCAGTAGGCGCGGCAGCGGGCTGCTTTTTGCCGCCGCCGTACTTAGCCATAAGACCAGCAAGGGTAAAGCCCTCGTCTTCGGCTTTAGGGTCAGGTGCAGCGTCCGCAGGCTTTGCATCAGCTTTTTTACCTTGGTTGGCACGGGCCAGTACCTTTTTAGCATATTGTTTTGACTCCTCAGGGGCTTTTTCTACGCCTGTTTTGTCCACATTGCCGGGGCCCCAGTTGTAGGCTACAAGGGCTTTTTCAACGTCGCCTTCGTACTTGTCAACCAAGCGGGTAAGGTAGCGTTTGGCACCCTCGCGGGCTTGGGGTTCGTCAAAGCTGTTTTTAACGCCAAGTTCGCGTGCGGTGGCGGGCATAAGCTGGTAAGGCCCCATGGCCCCTTTGGGGGACACGGCGCGGTCGTTGCCGCCGCTTTCGTGGTGGCGCAGCGAGTCAAGCAGGTCGTCGGTGATGTCGGACATTACTTTACCCCCATCTGTTGCCAAATTGTGCTTGCCTCGTCTTGCGATATTACGCCCGCTTGTAGGTCTTTACCAACGTCGTCAACTGTGGTGTACTTGCCCACGCGCTTGACTTTAGGGCCCGCAGCAGGTGCGGCGGGTTCGCTACCTTTAGGCGGCATTATAAGTTTGCGGTTAGTTTTTAGTTTGGTAAGCTCTTCGTCAGTGTCGCGGGTGTAGTCCTCAATGTACTTCAGCTTTTCTTTAATCACTGCGGGGTCTTCACCCAGTTGAGGCAGCAGTTTGCGGGCTTCGTCAATCGTTTTAACAGCGCCCCTGTAACGGCCCAAACTTTGCATACCCACAATGGCGTTAGCAACGCGGTTGGCGTAGAGGTCGTACATTTGATTTTCTTTGGGGGTGAGCTTTTTCTCGGCCCAGCGTTGCGCAAAGCCGGGGGTTTTCTCATCCATAAAGAAAGCGGACACTGTGGTGCCGGTTTTCATTTCTTTGGCTTTGTCTAAGAATTTTTGCGCCTCGAAAATGTCTTTTTCAACCGTACCTAGCTGCACCGGACTGAGCTGGTTTTTCTCAATAGGGGCAATGCGGCTAGGGTCAATCACCTCGTTGCCAATGCGGTATTTGCCGTCTTTACTGTTAAAGGTAACGGCAGCAGGTTCGCCATCTACCTTAAGGGTTTTCATCTCCATGCGGCCTTCGGCCTCAACTTTAGGTTCTGGGGCAATTTTGTCAGCTTCTAGAGTTGTGCCGCCGGGGCCTGTGTAAGTGCCGGTAGTGGGGTCGTAACTGGCAAGAATGCGCTTGCCGTTGTACATAATGGTTTCGGGCTTCAAGTTGGCAGTCTTGGGCGGCGGCGAAAGCGCCTTATCCGCCAGCGCAAGCTCGCGCTCGGCGGTGGCTTCGTCTTTAGCAATTTTGGCTTCTTTAACTCGCTTATCCAAAGCGTCTTTAAATTGTTTTACCTTGTATTCGCCCTCGTTAACGCGGTGGCGTATGTCGTCAACGCTGGCTTTGCTTAACTCGTCAAGCGCTTGGGGCGTCATGCGGGTTTTGTTGGTAACAGGGTCTATATTGTTACGCTCCATGGTAACAAGGGCTTGTATGCCGCTGTTAAATTTGGCGGTGGCTTCGGCCTCGGGCACGCCTTTTTTAAGGGCTTCGTCGTAGGCGTCAACAATCGGGCTAATGCGGCGCAGGGCGTCTTCGCCAACTTTGTGGGCTTGTTCCAAGGTACGGTCGTCAAGCTCGGCAAGGTGGCTCTGCACTTTAACGGTATTGTTTTCAATAGACTGTTTGGTAGCCAGCAACCCTTTTTGTGCGGTGGGGCTTAAAGTGGGCACCTCTTTAAGTGCTTGGTCAATGCCCTCGGTAGTGCTTAGGTTAACGCCACTGCGCATTAAGGCTTGCAGGGCGGCGCGGTCGGCGGCTTCGGTCTCGCGTTTAAGTTGCGCGTCTTCAACGTCGCCAACTTTCTCGGCCATGGTGTACACTTTTTGGGCCTGTTTAATAGGGTCAACGGCCTCAAATGGCTCTACAGCCATAGGTATGTTGGGGTCAACCGGCTTTAACGGTTGGCTTGCAATTTGTTGCACACTGCCCGACATGGGTATTGTATAGTCTGCCATAGCGTCAATTCCTTAGTGTTAAAGCGGTACCCAATTGCCCATCATATCGTAGTAGCCGCCAGCATCCGAGCTACTTACCCCCGTTATAGTTGAGATATCGGTCGGCATTATGTTGGTGGTGCCGCCAGTGGCCGCACCTCCGGCGGGTATTTGGTCCATAGTCAAAGTGCCAGAACTTCCACCGCCGGTAACAGTGTCGGTGCCGCCGCCAGCAGTGGATGTGTCAATTACGTCAGTGCCTGTGCCGCCGGTAGTTGTAGTAGTGCCGCCGGTAGTGGTGGCCGCTTTTTTGGTGGTGTCGGCAGTGGTAACGCCCTTAAGTATGTCGGCTGCGCTAAGCCCGCTTGCCACGTTGCTGGCCCCTTTGGCAAGTATGTTGGCAGCAGTAACGTTGCCACTGGCAGTACCAGCGGCTGCGTTGGTAATACCGGCAGCAAGGGCCTCTTGGCTCTTGGCAATGCCAGCGGCTGTGTAGTCGGCGGCGGCTTTTTGTCCGCTAGCGGTGGCAGTGGCAGCGTCGGTAATGCCGGCGGCTTGGTAAACGGCAATGTTCTTCATGCCGTCGGCAATGGCTTTGGCGCTGGCAGTGTCGCCAGCGGCAACAAAGCCCGCAGCAGCTACTCGGCCAGCGGCAATGGCCTCGGCACTGGTGGTGTTGCCCGCAGCAATGTAAGCCGCAGCAGCCACTTTGGCGGCGGCAATGGCCTCGGCGCTAGTGGTTTCGCCAGCGGCAACGTAGCCCATAGCAGCCACTTTGGCAGCGGCAAGGGCTTGGGCACTGGTAGTGTCACCCGCAGCGGTAAAGGCCGCGCTGGTCGTTTTAGCGGCGGCAAGGGCTTGGGCACTGGTGGTGTCGCCAGCGGCGGTAAAAGCTGCGCTGGCTTTCATCGCGGAGGCAAGGTCTGCTGCGGACGCTGTTTTACCTGCTGCGGTAAAAGCGGCGGCGGCTTTTTCGGCAGTGGCAAGGTCGCCTGCGGACGCTATGGTGCCCGCCGCAGTAAACCCAGCAGCCTTTTGTTGGGCAGTGGCAAGGTCTGCTGCGGACGCTGTGGTGCCCGCCGCCGTTGCTTTAGCAGCGCCTAACGTGCCAGCCGCTTGGGCGTTGCCAATGGCTTGTTGGGCAGTTTCCATACTGATGCCAGCACTGTTGAGCGCGGTAGCCAATTGGCCCGTGGATATTTGGCCCGTGGCTACCGCATTTTGCAACCCGCCAAGAGTAAAGTTGTTTTGCCTCATCCATTGGTCAAAAGCTTCTTGCTCGTACTTGGCGGCGGTGCCCTCTGCAAACGTGGTGCCAGCAGCAATGGCTTGGCTGCTCAACGCACCGCCTTTGGCGGCGTAGCTACTGCCAATTGACTCCAAGCCCTGCCCCAACGCAAACTTGTACGCGGGCATGTTTTGGGCCATGTCCATAGTAAAGGGTTGGTTGAATTGACCGCCCGGTTTAAGGCCAGCAGTCAAAGTGTCCAAAGCGGACATACCCGCGCTTATGTACGGTTGCTGGGCAGCTTTTTGCGCTGCTAAAGTACTTTGCGTCTCTGCCATAGACGCCTTTTGGCCCGCTACTTGCTCACCAGCGGCAGTTTTAAAGCCGGTGGCGGTTTGTTGTGCAGCGGCCAAATCAGCAGCCGATAGCTTTGCTCCGGCCTCGGTAGCGGCGGTGGCTTGGCCTGAGGCGGCAGCCAAATCTGCTGCGGAAAGCCGTTGCCCCGCTTGCAAAGCAGCACTAGCTTGGCCTGCGGCGGCTTCTAAATCCGCAGCGGACAATATTGCCCCTGCTCCTGTGGCGGCGGCGGCTTGGTTGGCCGCAGTGAGTATAGCCGCCTGTGACACGCCTGTAGCCGCCGCAGTTGCTGCCGCTGCTTGCGCTGCTGCTGTTTTAAGCGCCGCCGCTGACAAGCCCTTGCCTTTGTCAAACTCGGCATTAGCCAGCAACACCTCGTTGGCAATGGCCGTGTCCGACAACCCTTTGCCTTTAAGCAGCGCTGTTGTTGCCTGTATGGACGCGTTGGTTACTGCCGCATCGGACAACCCCAGCCCCTTAGCTGCTGCCGCTGCGGCCTGATAACCAGCGTCACGGATGGCGGCTTCCGACAAGCCTGAGGCGGTTGCTTTTTCGGCAGCCACTTTGGCGGCTGCGGCTATTGTTGCGGCTTCTGCCAACGTAGCGGCGGACTTGGTGGCCCCCTCCGCCTGCGTGGCAGCAGCGCCCATAGCGCCCTTGCTAAGTACGTCGGCGGCTTGGGTAGCGCCAGTGGCTAGGGTTTTACCGGCCTCTTGCGCCATGTTGGCAGCAGCTAAGGTGCCAGCAATATTAACCCCTGTGGCTAATAAGCTCTGCCCCGCTGTGGTGGTTGTGCCGCCGGTTGTTGTGGTGGTTTTAGTACCACCGCCAGTAATGCCCTTAACCACGTTGTCTACTACAGACTTACCAGCGCTCATAACCGCGCCAGTGGCGGCGCTGCCAACGGCGTCAGCAATTACGGTGCTAACTCCCAAGTCTGCTACAAAGCCCACTACCGCGGTAGCAACTATGGACATAATCTATTCCCCTTGTATCTGCGGGGCCGGGGCACCACAAAATGTTAAATATTGCTCGTAGGTGTTTACAACTTGCTCGGCCACCATTTTGTCAATGTCTGTTTCGTGCGTGCCGTGGAAAGTTATCCACCGCAGGTCTTCAAGTACGTAACCTGCTTTGCTCATGCCCGGAGCGGACTCAATAACCAAAGGGGCTTCAAGCTTTTGTAGCTCGCCGGTTTGCGTCACTACCAAAATACTACCCTGTAACAACACATCTACGGTAGAGTATTTGTGTATTTTACCAGTTATGGTCACGCCCTTGGGTACACGCATTTCGCGGGCGCAAATGCCGCGTGCAAAGTAGTGCTGCACGGGCACTTCTACTTGGGGGAGTAACAAACTGGCTTGTTTTAATCGCTCTATGCGGTCGCGCACGGCAAGCTCAGCAGCGGGGGTGGGTTGGGTAAGGGCGCAGGTCATGTGCTGTACCATCCAGTTATAACAACGTTGCCATTATAGGCAGTCCATGTAGGTAGCAGAGCCACGGTGCCTGCTGCGGCTACAAGGCCATTACCGTAGCTTGTGGCAGCAGCGTTTACCGCCACGCACGTGTTGCTTGCGCCTACAGTTACCGGCAAATTAGTGATTTGCGTTGTGTTGACTGTGCTGGCAGTGGTGGCATTGCCCGTAATAGTAATGTTGGCTACCCAAAACACTGCGCGTCCAATTTTGGTGTATGTGCCGCTGTACTTTACAGTGCCCGTGCCCGGAGCCACTGTTAACCCTGTGAAGGCAGGGGTCCAAGTAGCCTCGGTCCCTAAAAAACTGTACAGTGTTTGAAACCATTGCATCCACTGCACCGCCACTTTTGTGCCTGTAGCATCTACCGCCGTCTGTACTGGGGGTGGGCTAATCACGTTATTCCTCGTTAGCGGTAATTACCGCCGCCCCATTAGCAATGGCAAATTTTACGGGGTCGGTGACGGTGAATTGCCAAACAAAGTCGCGGGCTTGGCCCCAGCGTCGGGTAATTAAACGCGGCGTGCGGTATTGGCCCACCTTACCCATGCCTACCATACGCTCTACGCCAAAAGTACGGCCACCGTCTTTGCTCACCTGCATCATCATTTTGGGGTCGCTGCCTTGCCCAGTTTGCAGCCCTACGCCAGTTTCAATGTCTAGGTAGAGCTCGCTAACGTTAAACAAATTACCCCCATTGGTTATGTGGCGGGTGCGCAGTTGACGCTTAATAGGGGTGCCGTTGTCGGTGTAGGCCTCGGTCTTCAAAATGTAGATGTTGCCCGTGGTAGAGTCGGATATATAGTTGTCTAAATTGAACACAATGCCGTAATTGCCAAAATGGCGGGCTATTAAATCGGTACCAGTTTGTACTTCTTGCCAAAGGCCGGTAAGCGCGTCGTACAGAAAAGACCTGCCCCCTGTGGGGAAAGTTAACTGATACATGGGGTGGCCGTCTATCATGTAGGTAAGGGCCACGGCGTCGCTAAAAATGCTAAAACTGTTTATTATGTATTCAATGTCGCTAGTGCTTATGCGGGTGGGCGCGTAGCCATTTAACATAAGTACCTGTACGTGTCCTTGTGGGTTTTGGCCTAAAAACACCTCTGTGTTGTTAAGCGCTGCCCTAGACCCAGTGGCAGCCAACCCCCACGTTTGCGTAGCGCCGTTAATGCGCGCAAAGGGTAACGGGGTAGTGCCTACGTCTTGCCAAAACTCTATGCTGTTTGCGCCCCACAACACCAACATGCCGTTAAGCACCTCTACAGCAACAAGCAAGCTACTGTCGTTCTCTTTTGTGGCAAAAGTGTAAGGCGTCCAGTTGGTGCCGTCGTAGGCTTGGCCCACCACAAACTGCCTACTGTTGGGGGTTTCTACAATAAAGCGACCATCTAAAAACGCTATGCTGGTGGCCCCGTTGGGGAAGTTAGCGTCTGTAATGCGCGCAAAAGTAGACCCAGATATGGTAAACGTGTAGCCGTTGGTGCCGTCTACTATGGCAAGTTGCAAGCCGTTGTCGGCAATTTCTACACGGCCAGCAAGTGTGGTCAACGTGCCTAAATAGGTAGCTACACCTGCGGTGGTCACTTTGTACAAGTTGTTTTTGGCAACCACGTACAAAATGTTGTTCACCACCCGCCAGCCGCGTATGGGGTACACGGGCAGGGTTATCCATAGCACGCTGCCCGGAGTACCCCGTATAAACGCCGCCGCTTTGTCCGAATCGGTACGTGGGTCATAAAAGCAGTTAAGCCGCCTTTGCGCGGTGGCTATTGCACTGTACGACTGTACACCACTGCCAAAGAGGGGGATTACCTTCATAGGTCTACGTTGCCTGCTTGGAAGTACGCCACCACACGCTCAGGTTCTTTTTTCTGTGCAATGGCTAGGGCCAGTTTAGCGTTCTCGTCCATGGCGGGGGTCCACGCCGCGTGGAACATTGGCGCTATTAACTTGGACAACCCTAACGCCAAAGGCAAATACCATTCTTGGGGGTACTCGGGGTTGTCAAGGGGGTTAACAAAGTCTTGTTCCGCCTCTAAATAAGTAATGACAAGATACTTGGTAACGTCTTGCGCACCGGCAACGTCGGTGTACAAGTAGCTGTTGCCCAACTGGAACTCGTAGTACACGCCCGATGGGTCCGATATGTTGGTGGGCGTAACCTTGGCGGGCAAGCTGTCGTATTCAAGGTTGGTCATTATGCGCACAGGGGTGTCGTCCATCTGTGTGTCGCGCAAGTTAACGTACTCAATTTTTAACGGCTGCGTGGCGGGGGTTGTGTACGTATACACAATGGCGGACGTACCCACCGCGCCCGTCAAGTTGGTGTTAAGCGTAATTGTGGTGCCCACAATGGTTTTAATGGTTGACCAAAACAAGTCGCCACTAGCAACTTCTACACCAAAGTAGTCGCCTACGGTCATGCCGGTGTTGCTGGTAACCCTTACCACGGCCTGCCCAGCAGCCGCTGTAGCGGTGGTTACGGTGCTGTTGTAGGTAAGGGTCCAGCCCACGCCTGCGGGGCCTAGCGTGTACTTGCCAGTGGCGCTGTGTAGGTACAAATAGCCACGGCGGCGCGTCCACGTTTTAAGGCCGGGGGCAAAGTCGGTAGTGCCTTGCCACTGCTTGACCAACATGTTGAGGAACATGGCGCAGTCGGTGGTTTCTTGGGGGGTGGGCACCTCGCTTTGCTCAAGCTTGCCAATGTTGAGCATAGCCATGCGGATGATGTCATCCCGCGTGACTGCGAATGTGTTTACGCCCGATGTACTCATGCTGCTGCTTCCCTAACAATGTTTAAGGCGCGGTCAATAAACTGCTCAAGGTGCCAGTATACCTCGTCTACGGTAATGTCCACTTGGCATTGAGCGGTGCCGGTTTCTTCGTCTTTGGTGCAGTGCGACCACCCGTAGTGCATCATGTGGCAGGCGGGGGCTTGGTCGTTGCCACGGCCTTTGCACTTAGTGCCCTTGCTTTGCAATGATACCGTATTGACCCAATCACGGGTAAGGTTCTCTTCGCTGGAGTGAGACAAAAACACCATTTTGGGCATGGGTTCGTTGGCGGCGGCGTTAAGCACGCCGGTTTCTGGGCCAATTACCAAATCGGCCTCAAGCATAAAGCTAAGGGTTTGCCGTATGGCCCACTTGCCGCAAGTAAGGTGTACACGGGGTTCTTTTTCCCAGCCGGCTTCTAAAATCACGCCCTCGGGGCCGCCGCAAAGCACTATTTCAACGTCTTTATAGTTGAGCATTAGCGCGGCAAGCATGGCGTCTAGGCCAGCCCACGTTTTGTGTACCGAGCTACCCGCTAACGACCACAACACCACAAACTTACCCATGCGGGCACGGGTTTTGCGCGCCCATGCTTTTTCTTCCAGCGTGGGGTAAAACTTGATAACAGGGTCGTGCGGCACTTCGGCTACGTTGTGCTGGTGCTCAACGTAGTTCATATTCATGTGGCGGTGGCGTATGGCGGGGGTCCACCACATAGCTTGCGTGCGTCCGGGCATGGCTAGCCATGTGCCCTCTACAGACTCGCTCAAGTTAACAAAACGGTCGTATTTTTTGGCTTGCCACGTCCAAAAGTTGGCTAAGTCCGCGTTGGGGACTTGGTCTTTGTCCAACAACATAAGCTCGTCAATGTTGGGGTCTTCGGTAATAATGTCAGCGCCGGGGCGGCTGGTCATTAACGTAACGTGGTAGCCCTGCTTTTTAAGCCCCGCCCACACGCTGCTGGACTGCATGAGGTCGCCAAACGCGCCAAAGCGGCACACTAGCACGGTTTTTGTGGGCTTGGGGTCTTTCCAGCTTTGGGTTTGTTGCTTGCCTTGTGTCTTTTTGAACACCAGCAACATACTGTACTCTTCATCCTCGTTGCGGGCTTGGCACTCTACCAAGTCCCATCCGCCAAAAGTGCTGGCGGCCTCGATAATGTCGGCAGGCAAAAAGTCGTGTTTGTGGTCAGTGTTTGCGCCCTTGGTGCCTACGTTGGGGTAAAAGTCTTTGTGGGGTAGGTACAGCGCCATGTACCCGCCTACTTTTAAAATGCGCCACCACTCGGTTAAAGCGGCTTTGTAGTTTTCAATATGCTCTAAAAGGTGACTACTGTAGACAAAATCCATGCTCTGGGAGCCAAAAATGTCTAACTTTTCGCAAGTGTCAACCTTAATGTCGGCATGTATTTGGTGGTTGAATACCTCGTGATGTCCGTTATCCACAGATATTGCCTGTGGCAACACCTTAAACATGCCTGCGCCTAAGTCTACGCCGCGCCCGCGTAGGTAGGGAGCAACCTCCCACACAATTTTCTTAGACTCAGACTGGTATTCTTGTTCAACCGACCAAACCATGCGGGGCTCCTTTAAGTATTAAACTATAACTGGGCCCCCAATTATACGCGTACGCTACTTAAGGCTCCATATAGGCTTGCCTTTTTCTTGCCCGATTGTAACGCCCAGCGTACCGGCGGCTTCTTTGGTCAACACCCAGTTTAAGCCCCGCAAATTGACTTCTTTATAGATATTAGCCTGTAGCACGGGGCCACCGGCAAGCATTTCTCGCACAAAAGCTTCCTCAGCGGTGGCGTCACCGCTGGTGGGTAGCTCATCGTCTTCGTCGTCTTCGGTAATTAAGTTACCCGCGCCGTCAAAAAGCCCGCCAAACTGTTCGTAAGCCGCTTTGCGGTGGCCCGAAATATGGCCGTAAGACTTGGTTTTATCTAGGCGTAGTTGCACTTAATTACTCCTCAGTCCACTCAATGGTAATGTACAAGTTGGTGCCCGTAGCCACTGCTGCTGCGCCCCAGTTAATAGCAATAGACTCGGTTGTTTTTTGCAGCTTGGGGGCTTTAGAGGCGCGGTCGCCAAAGTCCCAAACTTGCGTAGTGCCGTTAGCGCCAGTGCTGCCGGGAATAGCTACGCGGTCGCCCCGCAAAGCAGTGCCAGTGCCAGTGGTTGGGTTGGCCGAGTACACGCTTACCACCGCCGTAGGGGCGGGGTCTTGACTGTCGTGTATGGTGGGGGTAGGGTTTGTGGCGGTGCCGCCAGTGTTCAACGTAGTACGTTTGAGGATGTAAATATCCTGCGCTGTGGCAGCCGTTGCGTTGCCGCTAATGCGCACGTTGGTCAACGTAATGGTTTTACCCAACGGGTTGGTCAAGGTAATAATGTCAGTAGCATTGGCTACTGGCGCAAAGTCCTGCACTACAGCGCTATACGTGGCTTTGCTACTCTCGGTATTGACGTTTTGTAAAAACGCCGCAACTGGCTGTGTCATAGTCAAATCCTGTCTAGGTAGTTGTTACGCTCAGCAAAACCGACGTTACCTTTTTCGTCCACGGCCTCGCCATAAAACAAGTCAACGTGCTCGCCGCTGTATTGGTCGTCGGTGCCCTTCATCTCGCGGCGTTTGTAACCCTTAATCAAACTGCTGGGCTCTACGTCGCCGGTGACGTCGGTGTTGCCGCCAAAACCCTGCACAAAATCGTACTTGCACGCAATTTGCGACACTGGCATACGGTTAAATTTGGTGCCCATGCCGGGGTCGGGTACGCAGTCAACATTGCGTGCCGATTTAAAACTGGCCCACTCCTCGCCGTCTTCATCTTTGGCGGGGATGGTAATTTGGAATTTTTCAGCTAACGACATATCAATGCTCCTTGTAAAAAGGGCGGGGTTGTAGCCCCGCCCTTAACCCGTTACTTACTAGCGGTGTAGTCTTCTTTCAGGTCACGGGGTTTTGGTTCCCAACCGTCACCGGGGTAAGACACGTCAATAAGCATTTTCAGCGGCATAGCGCGAATGTCGCGGTTTGGCTGGTCGCTAATGTCCATGCCGGGAGGCATGATATTAAGCTTAGCGGCCTCGCCAAACGGGACACCTTTTTTAACGATATAGCTGCTGGTGTTGCCTTCAAAACCAGACACTTCGTTAATGTCGTCGTACAGGCCGTCCATGCCTTCAACGCCAGAGTCCATCATTTCAAAAGGCTCAGCAAATTTCTGGCTATTGCCAGCCATTTGACCTTGGTACATGGGCTTTTTCTCAGCCGGGAGTTTAGGTTGTACTGCCATGGTAGTGCTCCTTATGCGGTTAAGTTGGCCAGGGGCTGGACTGCGTACTCAAAAGCGATTGCGGCTTTACCGGCCGTATCTGCCAGGGAGAAAGCAACCAACTGGTCGCCAGCAGCCAGGGAAACACCACCAGCGGCCGTTGTCAACGCGAGGTTAGTCGTGTAGCCAGCGGTGTTGGTGCCCAGCGTTGCGGTGCCCAGGAAGGTTGTCGCGGTGCCAGAAACTTGACCAATACGGAAGCCGTGACCGGCAGCTGTACCAGCAGTGGTAACTGTCATTTGCGCGCTAAATGCCTGTGCAGCCGTAAACGCATTGAACTTTGCATACGCAGTGGTAGCTGCGCCGCCAGCCTCGCCCATCGCAGCGCCTTGGCGCGTGATGTACGTTGCGTGGTCATAAGCCATATTTTTTGAAGCCATGATTATTTACTCCTATCTGTTTAAGTGTGGGGATTAGGCCAGCGAGTCCCACTTCACGATGCGAGCGTTCGCAGCGAGAGTGTGGACAATGCCAAAGCCACCAAGGTAATACCAAGCCACACCTTTACTACGACCGTAGTCGGTGGGGATTTTACCGCGCATTTCTTCGGGCACGGCAATGGCTTCTGCTACGGTGTCGTTACCGAAGAAGAAAATCCAGTCCGACGTACCGCGTGTCCACGTGGTTTGCGTAATGCCGTCTGTACCAGTACCTTTGGCAATGTTGGTTTGCTCAACATAGCGGCAGTTCTCGTAGCGGCCAATTTCGCCATTCATGATCAACTTGAAGCCGGTATCAGAGTACTGATGGATGGTTTCTAAGTTGTTTTTGAACGTGCGCAGCGTGCTGGGCCATGCCAAAGCGTAGTAGTCGTCGCCCAAGTAGGCGGGAATGTTACGCTCTTTCATGGTGTCGACAATCGACTTAGCATGCGCGTTGTTATACGCAACGCTGTTTGTGCCAGTAACTGTACCGTTGGTGTACAGGGTAATGGCGGCGGTGTCGGTACCGCCCGTGGGGATAGCGCGCAGCAGCGTGCTGTTGAACTGTGCCCATGCAAGACGGTCAAACGTCTTAACAGCGTCGTTCTTCAACACTTTTTGCACCAATTCCATAACCGGGAACTTGGACAAATTGTCCAGCTTGCCGGAGTAAGGAACGCTATTACCGGCTTCGGTAATAGTAAGTGTGCCCTGCGTAATGGTGAAGTTAGACTCGGGCATAGTGTTGGTCTCGGTCAACACACCGCCTGCGGTGGCTACGTCAGAGAACACGTCCCAAGTGAAAATATCACCCTTCTTTTTACCTTGCTGACTTGCATCGCGCACGTCGCAAAATTGGCGAAACTTCACCAACGGTTGCACGCTCATACGCAATACGTTGCTCAACTGGCGGCTGTACATAAAGCCACCGAGTGAGTTAACTGCCCATACTTGTCCTGCCATGATATAACTCCTAAATGATTAATGTCGTGTCATACTGTTCATCCACTGCGGCCCACCCCTAGACTTGGCGATGTTAGCAATGACTGACGCAGTAGACTCATCTGCTTCCTCTTCTACAGCCGACTCGGTTTTTTGTGATGCCGCCTTTGGCACCGGAGTGGCTGCTGCTTTGCGAGCCAATTTTTCCACACCTTGTGGCGCTGGTGCTGGCGCACGCTTTTGTACTAACTCGTTAGTCCAATTGCGTAAGGTAGCCCCAATGTCGGCGTAGCGTTCAAAGTAAGGTCGCTTGTCGCCAGCAGCAAGTAACTTCTTATCAGTGTCAAGTGCCATCTGGTTTAAAACAGGGTCATTTACAATGTCTGCATACTCGGTGCGGTACTTTTGTATCGCTTCGTTGAAAGCTAGCCGCTCATCAATCGTTCGGGAAATGTCGTCGGGCGTAACCGATGGACTTTTTGAACGTAGTTTCCGTAGCGCTGCTACTGCTTCCTCTTCGCTGCCCATTTGTATCGCTCGGGCAATGGCTAGGTCATCAATGACCTCTTCTGTCGCAGGAGCCGGACTGGATACCTGCGGTGGAGAATTTTGTTGCTGTTGCTGCTGCGAGCGCAACCGGCTGGCCTCAGCAAGGTATTGATCGGCGCTGGCAACTTTTTGTGCGCGCTCAACTAGTTGATCGTACGTTAGTTCCTGCTCTACGCCATTAACTTTAATGCGGTGCAGTTTAGGGTTGCGGGCCGGCTCCGCGTCCGACTCTGCTGCTAGTGCGGCAATAGTGGCGTCGGTTTCGGGGTCGGCGGCAATGTCGTCGGTCAGGGGGGTTTGTTGGCCGTCGCCGGTTTGTACAACAAATTGTTCGGTGGTGCCGTCGTCGTTAACGTCTAGGAACTCTTCGGCACGCATGCGATCGTTGTCGTCGTTGATACGATTAAGCATCGCTACGCGGGCATCGTTATTAGTGCCCAGTGCTTCGCCATCATCGTTGGTGCCGTCTTCAAGTGCCATAGTGTTAACTCCTATCGTCAAGAATGTTTAATGCCTGCAAACCGTCGCCAATGGCGTCCTTCAACCAACCTACTACACTGTCTGCTACCAGTATTCTATTCTGTATTTCGCGCACGGCGGTTGCGTTGTCGCATTGTACTTTTAAAAAGTCCAGTTGTGCGTCGTTGCGTTGCTCGGCGGCGCGGGCCAATAAATAACGGCCAATTTCGGAACTAACAAACTCTTCAACTTGTTTGCCAAATACTGCACGGCGTATCATCACTTCGTGCTCGTTAACAGTTTCGGGCATTATACAACTTTCTGGTTAAGGGGTGCAGCGTTGGCTTGTTCCATGCTGTGTTGGCGCTGTATGCCAAGTTTGGCAAGCTCGTGGGCTTGGCCCTTGTCTTGTTCGCGTATGGCGCGCAAGTGCGTAACGGCGTTGCGCATGTTGGCACCGTCTTCCCTAATTTGGGTTTCCTTAAGCTTGGTCTCGGACAACACCTTGGCTGCCTCTAACTTGACTTGGTGGCCCGTCATCTTTTCGCTCACTTTGGCGTTAAGGTCGCTAATAACTTTGGCTTGCTGCTGTAGTTGTTGCTGCATTTTGGCAATGTTGGGGTCATCGTTGGTGAAGAAGCGCGACCCGTCGCTGTAGCCAAGGTTGCCAAAAATTTCTTTGCCCACTTCTTGCAGGTTGAGTCCGGGTACGGGGGATTTGACCATTTCGATGTAGCTGTTCATCGCGGTGATAAACTTTTGCAGTTTCATTTGTGGGTCGGTAGCGCCCATGCCTACGTTAACTGTGAGCATAAGTTCTTGCTCCAACAAGTCGTCGGTTACTTCGTCCATGCCAAAGCGCTGGTACAACTGCACTTTTTTACCGGCAATGGCAAGCACGGTTTTGTCAGTTTCGTAGTATTGCTCAAGCAGCACAAGCTGGCGCAGCACGGGCTGTATAAAAGTTTCTACGTAGGTGCGCAGCAAGTACTCCACCAGCGTGCCGGTGCTTTGTTGCAAAATTGCCATGTTGCGGGCGGGGCCTGCAATGCCTTTGTCCGCCATTACCTGCCCAGCAGAAAAGTTGCCAAGCAGGTCGTTCATGTCGTTGTCAACGCGGCCTTGCTCTTCAAAGGCGCTGGCGGTAACGTCGGGCCAGCTAATTTCGCGCACATCGTTGATGGGGTCTTCCATCATCACTGCGCCTCCGGGCACGTTGCGCATTAGGCCGCTAATGTCTACGTCACGGCCGCGCTTGACAAACCACTTTTTGTTAAGTACAAACTTAACGTTGTCAATGCGTTGGTTGGCAATTTCGTTGGCTTCGTCCTGCAAGCCTTTGCCCAGTGTAGGCAAGCTGCTGGGCATAACTTTGTGCGTCTCTAGTATGCACTGGCCCATAACGTAGGGACGCTGGCCGTGGAACACGCTGTCTTTTAACGGTTTGGGGGTGGTTAGCAGGGCAATGTCGCCAAGGGTGTAAAACTCCCAGTCGTCGCCGTTGCGGCGGTGTATGTGGCGCTGCACCCAAACTACTTCGTAGTCGGGTAGGGATTTGCCGTCCGGGGTGTAGGGGTCTTCACGGTCTTTGCCACGGGCAATGCGGGTGCTGTCGGTTTTTGAGTCCGCAGCGGAGCGGATTAACCCGTCGCTAAGCGTGCGCCAAGTGCGTTGCTCCATTTTTTCGCGTATGTCCATAACATACATAGGTATTAAATGCACCACGTAAGGGCTACTGTTAATGGGGTCCATCCAGTTAGCGCCGGGGTCAATGCGCAGGTTCTCTACTGGGAATACGTCAATAACGGGCCGGTCTACCTTGGGCTTGGCAACGGCAACGGCGTCAATTTTTAATGCAGCTTTGTCTGGGCCGTAGTCTTTGTACTCGTCTTGCGCGGGGGGCTCCAACGGGTCGCCGCCAGCGGCCATGCTAAGTTGGGCTGGTTCGCCTTCTACGGCTTGGGCACCTTCGGGCAGGTTAATTTGCTCGGGGTATTCTTCATCGGTTTGGGTACCGCCTAACGGTATAACTTGCGCTTGGGCGGCTTGTACTTGCGGCGCGCCCATTTCAAATTCCCAGTAAATGTGGGCACAAGCAACGCCCATGGTTTGTGCGTCTTGCAGGCCGCCAAGCACCACTTGGTACCAAGGTATGCTCTTGGTTAGGCGGTACTGCAAAAGTTCCTTCATAATGCTGGCGCTGGCAACCTCTAGTTTGTTGCTAGGGTCTAGGGGCAGTACGCTGGTTACTTCCGCATTGCTGAAGAACGCGGCTGCCGCTGCGGCCTCGTTCTTGCGGATAATGGCACGCGTTTTGGGCCTAAACAACCGGCTGCGTTTGTCGTACGCGGCCATGTTGTATTTGCTGTCGCTGCTGTGTTGGTTGTTAAAAGCGCGGATGCTGTCGTCCCACGCTTTGCGGTAGTTGTTGTCTACGTAGCTGGTGCTGTCGCGGTAGGCGTCTTGGGCGCGCTTAAGCCAGTCGCCGTCGCCATAGCCTGCGTTAGCGGCGTCTTGCGGGCCTAGTTGTGCAGTAGGCGCACGGTTGTTTTGGTTAAGCATTGCCATATTAGAGTTTTACCTGTTTTTCATTATCGGCGGAAAACACCTCCCCTTTATTACGCTTTACGCCTACGGCGCGGTCGTCGTAGAAAGCAATAATACCGGGGTCTTTAAAGTTGGTAATCTTCAACACTTGGCCTATGTGCGCCTTACACCATCTGCGTATGGCGGGGTGTGGTTTACGGGCGGTAAAAATGCGCACCTCGTAGCCGTCCTTAATAAAACCTTTAACTTTTTCTACCATGGGTTCAATGGGCAGCCCTACGTAGTCGTCACCACGGTAACGGTCGTAGTGGGCAAGCGTGCCGTCTAGGTCCACGCCTATCCATTGGTTGTGGTAGTCTTTTTGTTTCACCGCATGGGTGCGCCAAATTGCTGCGCCCAAGGGGTGCCAAGTTCGCCAGCGTTAATGCCACCCGCCATAGGCGCTGCCGGTGCAGTGTTAACCATTGCAGGGCGTGGCGCTATTGACGGCGTGCCCATGGGCGGCGTTGCCGGTGTTGGCATGGGTGCTTGCATAGGCGCTTGCATAGGTGCCGCTGCTTGCGTAGGCGCTGGCGTAGGTGCTGGCATGTTAGGGGGCATGCGCGGGCGGTTAGCCATGGCGGGGTCCATAGCAATGTCGTTGTATTGTTGTGCCATGCTAGTTGCTCCTAGTTGTTAAATGTGTCGGACCATTTCTTGCCCATTTCACCGGCGTCGGTGCCACGGGTGCCTTGGCCTGCACCAACGCCTGTAGATTCTTGGCGCTGGCGGCGCAAGGTGGTCATGTTGTCTTGAATTTTAGCGTTAGCTTTGTCGGCTTGCGGCTTCAAGTACGGGTCTATGCTAACTGACACTTTGTTGCGGTCAAGCTTTTCGCCCGCGCTTTTCAACATGCTGTCGTAGTCGGCTTTGTAGTCGTCGGGCTTTTCCTCTGTGCTGGTTAGCGCCTTGCTGTACGCTGCGCCCGTGCGCTTTTGCATTTTCTTTTCGGCAGCTTCGGCTGCAATGGCTTTGGTGGCGGCGTCCATAATTAGCGGTTCCTGTTAAAAGTTATTGGGTTTGGTACTCGGTGCCAAATTCGCCGTTCCAACGGCCACGGGCCATGCCCATGCGTTCAAGTAGTTCGCCACCGGCAAGCATAGCCATGTGGGTTAAAGT